CTTTGAGGCTGTCAACGTGGTCCTTTGCGTATTCAAATTGGTCCTCATCGCTCATACTCCCCCATGCTTCCTGTACGTTGGTCTGAGCCTCTTCATTGAGGTAGTCGGGCGCATCGATATTTTCTGCTTTGGACTTGGCCTCTTTATTGAAAGCCTCAGTCAGCGCCTTTTCGATCTCTTCTCGCATTTTCGGAGTGAGGAAGTCCGCTGGGTTTTGCGGCTCGATACCGGGAGGCTGCAACTGCCCTTCGTGGGCGAAGGTGTCCGGCTTGTCAAGGTATTTGTCATCGAAGGCGATCGTTGGGTCCTCGTCCCCGTCGCCCGCTTCGATGTTAATCGCGCCCAAGAGATCGCCGGCACTGAAAGGGATGCGTGCCTCATCGTTCGCTTCGCGGTCAGCGAGAAACTCGCTCAGGAACTCACTCTTGAAGTCCTCGTCGCCAGCAAGCTCGTGCTTCGCTTGATGGATCGGATCATCGCTCTCCTGCCAATTGGAGACAGCGTATTCTTTTTCCTGATCGATGTGGTTATCGATATAGCTCTGCTCAGCCTCTTCCTGTTGCGAGCCCGACAAGTCGCTCCATGTCTCTGGAACGACAGGCGCGTCTTCGTCCTCTTCCTCGGGCTCAGCTCCGAGCGCAACGCCCTCGTGTTTTTCGACGCCATCGGTCGCGATCTTGTCAATCTCCGGCCGTACATCGGCGTACTCTTTTTCGAGCCGCTCCGCCGTCTTCCTGTTCCAGTCGTCGCCGCTCACGTCAACGACACGCGGGTCGATCACTTTCGCGATCTCGCCCGTGTCGTTGCCGCCACGCGTCCACCGCCCATGCGGGTCCCGCTCTTCGTTTGGGTCAAAAGCCATTATTTCGCACTGGCCCCTTTCGGCCCAACCTTACGCTTCAGTGGGACCGGCGATCCCCGGGTGTGGCCCTTTGCGCGAGCGGTCGGGACGATCGGCACATTCGAATTTGGCGGGATGGGCGGGGCGGGGTCAAGCGGCGGAACGGTCGCAGAGGGCGGAGTTGTGCCGCCTTCTGACGGCGGACCGGGAACCGGATCAACGCTGTCATCCAAGAAAGTATCATCGGTGACGCTGGCCGACTGGCCCCAACCCACCATAGAGCCCAGCATGGAAGCGGCTTCCTCTTCGATTTGTGCGTTCTCTTGCGCAAAATCCATCTCCGTCATGTCGTTCATCTGCATCATGCGATGCATCGAACGGAGCGACAAGGGCAATCCAAGCTGCTTGGCCTGCATGAACGCGAGCAGCGCGGCGCCAGCGACAGTCTGATCGGCGAAGTCGGTGGTCGGCTTGACCGAGACTTCGTTCGGGTCTTCTCCAACCCAAGCAGCACAATACCGGAGTGCTTGCTCAAGCCCTTTGCCGGCGCACTGAGCGACGGATGAAATCGTGGTCGTGCGCGCCGCGACGCGGATGCGCAGAGCTTCGCCGCTCTCGCCGCGCGCGTTGCCTACGTCCAAGAACGCGATGCCCGCCAGAGCGGCGGCATCGATATCACTCTTGAGCGACTGACGCATTTCGCCGAGCCCGGCGGCGGGCACGCCGATATACTTCGCGTCGCCGCCCATGCGCAGATCGATAACGCCTTTGTAGCCGGTGCGCAGTTTGTCGGGAGCCGCATCGTCAACGTTGCCGTTGATGATGACGAGCGTGGCCTGTCCCTGCGCGAACAGCGTTTGCCTGTAGTCGGCCTCGGCTCGATAGATTGCGAGCGCGAGGTTCGACAGGCCGAGAAGCGGGGACACTTCGGGCTCGGGTACGAGATCGTTGGCGCCGATGAAGACGAACGGAACCGCCGGGAGCGTGCGCCCACCGATCGACGGCTGAATGAAGTCCTCCATGACGGGCATGGAGCTGTCGTTGACCTTCACGGCCACGCAATACGGCGAGCCCTCCGGCGGCCGTTCCCAGCCGCTCTCAAGGCTCTCCGGGCCACCGCGCGTCAGCACGCGATACTTGCGTTCGGTCTTCCACGTGAAGCCCTCACGGCGGAAGCCGCTTTCGTCGAGCACGACGAGATCGAGTTCGTTGCGGCCCTCATTGAGGCGCCCGGCGTCCCAGTTGATGATCCGCATCGGTTCGTAGAAAGACAGGTAGGGAGTTGCCTTGTCGATATCGACGCCCTGCGGCGCGTCCGCGAGAAGACCGCAGCGGCCGTACAGGAGTTGCGAGACGTTGATCCGGCGGAGCAACATCTGGAGCCCTTCGCCTTGGATCGTCGCCCGGTCGATCATGCCGGCGAGGCGCGGGGGCAGCGTGATCACGGCGGGCTTGTTGTGCATGATGCCAACCATGGCTTTGACAGCTTCCTTGACAACGTCGTGGAAGTAGGCGCGCATCAAGTACGCTTCGTAGTCGCGCCAGCCCGGGGAGCTGGGCGTGGTCATCCCGTCCTGCACCATTCCCTCGGTCGCGGGCAGGTAGTCAAGCCGCTTCGACTTGACGGCGCGCTCGCCCTGATAGGTGTCCGAAAGCTGGAGCCATTCGCCCAGCCTCTCTACGTACTCGGGGTGCTTGTCGGGAAGTGCCATGTGAAAATCCTTCCGGGGGCTAGGCTCTCTAGCCTATTAACCATATTCTGTCAATGTCCTTGACACTGGAAATTTCAGGCCGCCACGCGGCCCGACCGTGTTGTCCTGATCTCGTGGCGGAGCATGTACCGAGTTTCATCGCCGTTATGATCTTCCGCGTCGTCGTCTACGTCATCGATTTCGGTTTCGTCCCGTGGAAGCACAGGCACGCACCGGAGCCATTGCGGGCAGTCCGTCGTGATGAACAGCCCGGGGGTCTCCCGGAAGCCGCCGGGCGGACGTTTGGTCGCCTTGAGCCGCTTGCGGATTTGCTCCCATCCTTGCTCGCGGGAGCCCGGACCCTTGTCAGCGCGCTCCCAGAAAATACCCTTGAACTTGATCCCGTTGATTGTAACCGGCTTCTCGAAGTCGTCGGCGATCGACACGGTCGTCGCCTTCTGATCGGCGTCGAAGATCGAACTATCGGCTGGCCCCCGGCTCACGCGGGTCCACGTGCCCTGCGGATCACGGAGGCCCCATTTGATCTCGCGCTCAATGATGCCCCTCGCGATATCCGGGACCAACAATCGAGCGCCTTCGTTCGGCTGACCACGCCAGCCGTACCATTCGTGGATACGGAAGAGGTCGCCGCGCACGGTCGCGCGCGTGCGCCCATCGCGTAGCTTCAGATCGGTGCCATCGCTGGCGGCGTACCAGCCAACCGAGAACGGCTTCGATGAGCCGTGGTCATAGGCCCGATAAATTTTCCATCCCGGCGGCACGTCGAATGGGGGCATGACGATCGCGTCTTTGTGCTCATACCAGATGTCGTCGAACATGCCGCCCGCGACGATGTCCCACGAGCCATCCATCCACGCCGCGAGTTCGGATGCGTTCCGGGCTGCCGCTTTAATCTTGTTCTTGTACTCGGGGTCGGCATGCAGCAACAGCACGTTCTCGTCGAGGTAGCCGTGGATGGCGCGGCGCGGCGGCTCTTTGTTGCCCGCCGCATCAACGCTATCCTGAATGAGCGGACCGACTGTCGGCTTGCGGCCGTTGATCGTCTCGCCGTTGATCGGCAGCCGCCAACGTGCCTTGACCCAGTTATGCCCGACGCCATAGGGGTTCGTCGTCGCGCGCACCTTGCGCGGCATCCCTTTGATCGTCGAACGCGAGCACGAGAACATGCTGATATAGCAGTCCGGGCTCGGCCAGTTCGTCAACTCTTCCCAACCAATCCACGGATAAGCGTGGCCGTGATAGTTGTCATAGTCGCTTCGGACATTGAAGTGGGCAAAGTACAGGCGCTCGCCTGTCCGCCACTCCCACATCGTCTTGACTTCGTTGTAGATCGCATCCGGCCAAATGCGCTTGATCCATTTCTTCGACTTCTCAATGATGTCGCGCAACTGCGGATGCGATTGTCGAAACAGAATGCCCTTCCACTCCGCGCCCCAGCCCTTGCCAACATCCTGACAGAAGTCCATGATGAGCGCGTCAGTTTTGCCGGGGCCGCGCGTGCCCTCGTAGAGAACTTCCATCGTCGGGTCCGCCAGAAAGAACTCCTGCGAACCCGGTTGCGGGCACCAAATCGCGGCCCTGAGTACATTGTCGTCGTCAAGATAGTATGGGACGTAAGCCCCATTCCTATCTTGGACAAATTTTGCTACGCAAGGAAAACCCATTACACGTCCCCGTCGCTCTCTTCGAACGTGACGGCGGGACGACCGACCTTGCGATATTCGGTTTCGATTTCGTTTAGCTCTTCCGACGTAGCCGCCTTCATACCGACCACGAGAACACCGCCCGTAACATTCAGATCGAGAGCAGCTCGCTTGCCATATTCCTTCGGCTTGCGGTTTTCGAGCAGCCACCGGAGCATATCCGGGTCCTGCTTGAAGATTGTCTCGGGGACTGGAGCCCCAACTTCATCGCGAAGCCATAGGCTCGGGTTGCGCTCGTCAATGGGGTCGCCGAGCAGAACGAACAGATCGTACTTCTCCGGGTCAATTCGGTATTGGACACGACCCTTGTGAGCTTGGATTTCGTTGAAGCCGACCCCGAGAGCCCACGCGGCCGTCTCTGCTTTGCCGAGGCCTTCACTCATCGCATCTTCCCACACGACGTGAAACCGTTCGGTGTTATCGGGGGTGCCGTTATCTTCGCCTTCCGGAAGGGCCACGTCATACCCGTCCCCGGAGCGACCCTCCTTGGATTTTTGCAGCATATACTTGAGCTGGGACAGGCTAATGCCGGCGCGGCGCGCGGCGTCCGTTGCGATCGGGATTTCAGAGATGTTCTTGAGCAGACGGCTGAGGCGGTCAGGGAGCCTTGCTCGGGCGGCAGCGTTGACGGGGTAGCTGCGCGATCGTTCTAGGACGCCTCGGCTCGCTGCGCCCATGGGACGCGATTTCGGCGGGGTCACATCAACTAGAATTTCTTCGGCTTCGGCACCGAGTGGATCGGGGCCGAGAAGATCAGCGAGATCGGTGTCATCAATGCCGCTCATGCGGATATCCTCCAATAGTCGTGCATCGGCCCAGCCGATGGGAGGCGCACATGCGCGCTCGCGTAATTCTGATACGAAACGTCGGGTGCAGCTCAGCTACATCCGAGGTTCTGTATCACTTGCTCAGGAAGCCCCACTTCGGCGTGACGGTGACCGTGAACGAATTCACTGACGTACCGTCGCCGACATCGGACTGACTTCCGCTTGCGGAAATCTCGACCGGCATATCATCCGGCATGTCGCGGAGCGCGAGCTTGATCGCGCCGACGACGAGGTCTCTGACGAGCTGTTCGGGCTCGCTCATCTCCGTAGTGGCGCGCTCTTTCTTGATCGCGGCGAGGACGGGCTTCGAGAGCCCCATTTTTGAGATCGACCAACTCATTTTGATAGCTCCGATCGGATTGTAGCTGCGCGCATCTGGCTCAGCTTGTCATTCGGGAAATTTTCCAGATGCTTCTCGATACCCGCGAGCTGCCGCTGGAGGCGCTTCTCGTAACTCGACGGAGCGCACGTGTTATTTTTCTCGGCCATCTCAGATCGCTCCATCATCGGCGGGTTTCAGCCCGAGGGGAGCGAGCTGCCCGAAGCCGACCGCGCAGCCGTTGACGAAGGCGACGGCGACGGGAGCGGTCTTGAGCAGAAGCACGAGATCGACTTGATCCGGGAGCCCGCGAGCGATCTCTCGGAGCTTGACGAGAGCGGCGCCTTCGACGCGGATGGTGTCTGGAAACTTGGTCGGTGCGATGCACTTCGCCGTGGGCGGCGCAGCGATCGGGGGCTTGGCGAGGACGGGGGAAGCGACGGAGAGAAGCGCAGCGAGGGACAGCGATGCGAGTTTCAACACTTTGGGCTCTCCATGGTCGGGACTGTTGAAACCGAGGCGCGTAGCGCCCCGGAAGTGTTACCGTTGGAACGAACGATTGGGCGCGGGCTTGGCCGCACGCCGGGTATTGGCGGCCGGGATCACTCCGCCTTCGCCACTACGCGAGCGCATGCCCTTCGTGGTCGGCACCTTCTGCTCGGCGGACATGGGGCGCGTCTGGCCCCAGTCGGCTGGCACAGTGGCCTGCGGCAGAAAGCCGGAGGTAGTGTGCTGGCCGGGGAGATCGCTCGAACTTCCACTATAGCCGTTCTGGCCATAGCCATTGTCCGACTTCATTTTGCTTCCGACTACATCAATCGCCATGGTCGTCTCTTTTCAGGTTAGGCCGAACAGCCGCACGATGGCTCGCGTGACTTGGGCCACAACGAAGAGGCCCATCCCCCAACCTGTCGCGGCCCCGAATGCGGCGAGAAAGAAGCCGCAGAAGGTTTGCCACGAGCATGCGGGGGTTGGCATGGGTTAGCGGCCGAGGCGGCCGGCTTCGTCGAGGATGGCCTTGCCGAGGTTGCCATTGACCGACTGACCGTTGGCGTCCACCATGCCCCACGAGGACTTGATCTCCTGCGGCTGCCGACGCAAAATCTTGTCGGTCGGCGACGGGTCAAGCGGATTGGAGCTGGAGGCATCCGGGCCGACGCCCGGGTTCTTCGGGCCGGCGAACGATGACACGGAGCCCTTGACCATATCGGTCATGCCCGGCTTGACCGGAAACTTGGTCTGGGTCCGCTTGGCGGCGCCAGCGCGCGGATCGACGGGGCTGTTGGAGATGCGATCCTGCATCGGGGGATCGATGGTCTTTGCTACAACGCCTGAGCCACGAAGTGCCATGTGCATAATCCTTGCGATAGTTGGAATTTCTTCGCAAGCATACGCGGAGAGCTTCTCCGGGACAACTGGGAATTAGATCGAACCCAATGGCCCGCCCGGACCTACCGACGCGCCTGTCGTAGGCGGGCCGTTCGCGCCCGGAGCCGCGCCAGCGCCCGGCGCGCCCGGCAGAACTTTAGCGGGCTCAGGAAAACTCGGCGGACCACTCTTCGGATGGCCATTTGCAAGAACGTCAGCAGCTTCGTCATCGGTCACACTCCGATTGCCGCGATCCCACTTCACGTGGCTCTTCGTTGCACTGATCATGCCGCGTCTCCCGTGCCGCCCGTGCCGATGAACTTCTTGCGGGCAACATCCCAGATACCCTGTTGATTGCGACGACGCCCCTCTTGGACAGCAGTCGCGCGATCAGGGATGTTCTGCGACACGTCGAGATGCGTGCGACCGGTTTCGTCGGCCCAGCTCCCGATGTGCATGTCAGGCTTCTGCAACAGATCGGAGTTGTTGCGCGCGTAGTCGCGAATGATGCTCGCACCCTGCGGACCGGCGAGCGCCGCCGAGGTCGGGCTCTGAGTGCGGCCCTGTATCGAAACCATGTACCCGGTCGTCGGCGAGACACCGGTCTGCGGCTTCACGCTCGCGCCCCATGGGTTCTTCTGGATCGTGCGCAGCGCGTTCGGGTGGACCGGGAGATTGCCGATCTTGTTGACGCCGCCCGCGTGCAGGCCGTTGCTTCCGTGTCCGAGTGCGTCTTTCATCTGATCCTGATCCTTGAGTTCGGGTTGTCAATTCGCGCGCCCATCGCGATCTTCTCCGCGACCGCGCGCCGCTTGCCGCCAGCGACCTTGCCCCAGACGTTGCCGGTCGCGAGGTTGCGCTGGCCGGCGGCCGTTCTGCCGGAGAACGCGAGATGCTTCTCGACCTTGAAGCCGATCGCCTTACGCACTCCCGTTTGGTGCGCGACCATCAAGCCTTGCGGGTTGCTGCCGTGTCCCAGAGCGTCCTTCATTGACCTAGCCCCTTCCACGCTTCGCCCAACTGTTGCGAAGCTGCTTTCCGTCTAACGTTCTCATACGCGCGGCGTTCGAGCCGCGATATTTCGAGTGCAGTGTCCTCGCTCATACTAGCATGGACTGGAACGATCGCCGACTTCGCGCCGCTCGCAAGCGCATTCGCCGCGTCCGCATTGCTCACGCTCCCGTGCCCCAGAGCGTCCTTCATTTTCCCGCCCCACGCATGGTGTCGATTTGAGCGACGGTTTCTTTGACTGCATGCATCTCGCCATCGACGCGAAAAACCGCCTTCGCTCCCGGCGCGTACATGCCCGGCTGAGCCGGCTCAAGGACGCTGATCTTCTCGGGGTCGATCTCGAACCTGACCCCGTTCGGCGCTGTTACCCAAATCATGTTCATGACCCATATCCCCGTTCCCATTCTTTTGCAAGCTCGCCCACTTCATTGTCCGTGTGCGGGTTCTCCGCCGGACGGCCGAGGCGCTTAGCCTCTTGTCCCTTCCGGAACGCGATCTCCAGCGGCGACATATTCGGCGTCGGCGCGAACCGCGTATGCGGGACGGCGATCGTGACCCCGACCGAGTGGGTCGGCTTGGAAATCCGTTGCATTGGTGCCATTATGATGCCGCCTGATATCCGCGCTGCCGCGCCATGTCCTGAATGTTATCGCTCGGGACCGGCACGCCGTTGTAGCCGCTCATGCTGTCGTGAACCGGTACCATGCGCGACTTCGGGCCGCTGGCCAGCTCGTTGGCCGCGTCGGTGTTCTGTGTGGACGTGGCGAAGCCGCGCACTCCGGGAGCCGTCACAAAGCCGCGCGCCCCCTCGTCAGCGAGCCGGTTCGTCCCCGATGTACCGCGAACGTTTTTCATCTCGTGCTGCCCCTACGTGAGCTTGTGCCGTCCGGAACCGAACACGGCGTCATTCGCCTTTGCGTTCCCGACGTTAGCATACGAGCCCCACTTTTCGTTATTCTTGTCCGAGAACGCGCGAGACGCGGATTGCATGCTGTCGTGGATCGGAACCGCCGCCGACTTCGGGCCGCCGCTGCTCAGCATGCGGCCGGCGGCGATATCGTCGGAAAGCTTGGCCTTCATGGCCCCCATCATGCCACCGCCGCCATCTTGATCATCCCAGCGCTTCAACTGCGATTGCGCGGTCGCATGCGCGTCCGCGAGATCGTCGGTGTGATAGTCGTTCTTCGACTGATAGACGCCGTTGCGGAACGTCTGCACGACCTTCTCACCCCACTCGGGATTGTTGTAGACCTTCGCTGAGTGCGGCCCGAGCACATGGGTCTTGATGAGCCGCATGCCCTTTGCGTTCGGCTTGGTGCCGCCGCGCTCATTGCTGCCGTGACCTTTTGCGTCTTTCATGTCACTTGCTCCGTTATTTCCCGGGTTTGCCGCGAAGGGTGCCGTTGCGAATGCGGTAGCCCGTGCTCTCATTGAGAGCCTTGACGTTTCGCTCGGACGGGGTCCGAGGCGGGATGTCGCCGTGCGTCATCCGACCCTCTTTGAAATCCTTGACCGCTTGGTCGTGCGCGCCCAGCCCCGACCGCTCGCGCGGTCCGTCGAACTGCGACACGTTCGCGCCGACCATGCTGTCATGGACCGGAGACGCTACCGACTTCGGACCGCCGCTCGAAAGCTCGTGAGCTGCGTTGGCGTTGCCAGAGACCGGCTGACCGCCCGCTTGAAGAGCGTCCAGATTGAGCGACTTGCGGAGACCTTCGAAGCCTGTGATAGCTGGATAGGTCTTGACGCCGCTATAGTCGTGGCTGTTGGACCCGTGGCCTTTTGCGTCTTTCGCCATGTCACTTCCCCTGCTTGCGGAGACGGTTGATCTCGCCCTTGGCACTGCGGAACGCTTTGCCTTCTGCCCGGTTCTTCGCGTTGCCCTCGGCACGGCCCCGGTTGTATTTGTCCTTGAAGTCTTTCAGCGCCTCGGGCGATCCCCATGCGTGACCGTTCTCGTTGTGCGTCGCGTTGCCCAGCCCCGACCGCTCGCGCGGTCCGTCGAACTGTGACGTGGTGACCGGCTCGTGCGTCTTGTATCGGTCTTCGTCGGCAACGCGGCTCTCGACGGTCGCCTTGGCGTCGGCCACGCTGTTGGCGTAGCCATACTGATTTCCATGCTGCCAGAGATGTCCGGCTGGCATACGCTCGGTCCGGACGACGGCGTCCTTGCGTCCGTTGAACGACTGATACTTCGAAGCGGTCTTCAGCTTTCCGGTGGCGGGATGCTGGCCCCAGCCGCCGTTGCTTCCGTGTCCGAGTGCGTCTTTCATGTGCCCGATCCTATCGCTGATCCGATGCCATAGCCCAGAGTTGAGCCGACTTCGAGTTTGTTCTGCCCTTTGCCGATCATCGCAGGATGGATCGGCGCCTCGTGAGATTTGCCGCCGCCGAGCGCGAGATGGACCTTCACGTCCTGATCAGTCACTTCCGCCTTGGTCGTCCGTGTCATCCGATGCATCCGTTGCGTTTGCAGCCGGGTCCTTGTCCGCCGCGTAGACCGTCGCCATGGAAACCATTGCGGGGTGAACCGGGGCCGGGCCGTAGCCGCTCGAAAGCTCTCTCGCCGCGTCTTTGTTCGTGACCCGCTTGTGCCGTTTCATTTCAGTCCGTTCCATGCGGCGAACGCCGCGCGATCTTCCGAGTTCGATCCGCGCCCTACAGCGGACCTGATCCGGTTGCCCAGATCAGTCGGCCCGCGTTGCGAGGTCGGGTTCGATGCGCGGCCGGCCATGCTGTCGTGCACGGGGACCATGGTGGACTTCAAGCTGCCCATGAGCGATTGCGCGGCCTGCGCGTTCGACGTGTTGTCGCGCAGGAGCGTCGGACGGGGTCCGCCGAACATATGCCGATCCGCATCGATCCGCTGCCGAAGCTGCGCGCCGACGCCGTTACTTCCGTGTCCGAGTGCGTCCTTCATGGCTCACATCCCCGCGAATTTCTTCGCCCTGCTCACTTTCGACGCGAAGCCCGGTTTCGTCGCCGATCGCTCGCGCGATTTGTTATTGTACGCGCCGCCCGGCGTCGCCGCCTTGACGAAGAAATCTCGGCGGAAGCCCGGGTTGGTCATCGCGAGCTTGTCCGCGACATCATTGACTTTGGCCATGTGTGCGCCGTTCGCGTCCGAGTTCGCCTTGGAGCTGTTGTCGCCCCACGACTTTGGAGCCTGCGCCTTCAGATCGGCTGCGATGGCTTCGAAGTGCCGACGCTGCAACTGCGGGGTGCTCTGCACTCCAGCGGAGTGGAGCCCCTTGGTGCCGTCAAACGCCGCGTCTTCCGCGCCCGACTTTCGCTGTTGGGTGGCTGTCATCTTGAGGTTGGCAGGATTGCGTGGATCGTTAGGATCAAGATACGATTTCCCCGGAAGCCGAGACTTGAACGGAGCGTTCTCCTGTTGCACGGGCGTCTGTGCGCCGCCCTTGCCATTTGATCCGTGTCCGAGTGCGTCCTTCATGTCACGTACCCCTTACTGAGTGAAACCGCGTGCGTGCGGTGCCGATCCGCATTCCAGCGGCGGCGTAGTGCGCGAACGCTGCGCTCATGTGTTTGCCGGAGCCGACAGCCAAGCTGCGCAGCGAGTTCTTGTCGCCGGCCGAGAACTTGTCCGAGACGATGCCGGAGATCAGCGGGCCGGGGTCGCGCCCTTGAAGGCTATGCATCGCCCTGTCAACGACATCGCCATGGGCACTTCGAAGTGATGCCGATTGCTGGGCGTGTTGATCGCCCGCAGCCATGTGCTCATCCTTTGTCATGCCACTCGTGCGATCCCGCAGCATCTTGCCGCCCGTGCTGTAGTCAGCATTGAGCGGCGAGATCGGGCCGTTGTAGCCGCGCATCTTCTGCGCCGTGTTGTAGATCGGGTGGTCGGGATTTTGCAAGCCGACACGTGCGACCGCGCCCGCATGCGCGCCGCGTCCTTCGCTACCGTGTCCGAGGGCGTCTTTTGCCATGGCGCGTTCCGATCAACAGTTGTGATACTTGCAGTCGTGCTTGCCGAGGACCGCTTCAGCTTTGTGCTTGATCTTCGAGGCCTGCTCGGGAGACAGCTTGCCCTTCGCGACCATCTGGGTCGCCCGGCCCTCGGCGTCCGCCGCATGGGCCTTGTCGGGCATCGGGTATTTGCCCTTGGCTTTGCCTTTGCCCTTGGCACCGGGCAGGCCGAACTTCGAGGCGGGGAGCTTGTTGCGGGTCTTGGCTTTGAGGCGGGCCATGGGCGTGTCTCCGGGTGGCGATTGGGCGTTGAACTTAGCGCGCAACGTTCCCGGAGACAACTGGGAATTAGCCCCCGACTACATCAAGTCGCTGAGGGGGTCGATCGCCTGCCCCGTGCTCCAGTCGATCGTGACGCCGCCATCAACATTGGCCGGCGGCGCGATCGGGTTTCCCGGGGCGGGTCCATCCGCATCGTTGGTGTCGCTCGCGTCAACCGGCTCAGGCTCCGGTTTCAGGTTGAGCGTGGCCCGAGGCTTCTTGAGCTTCGCGCTCGTGAACGCGAGCATGAGCGCTTCGACCGGGTCCTTGTCCTCGGCGAAGCTGACGCCAAAGTGCGAGCACATCGTGAACGATGCGCGCCACATCCTGCCCCCCTGCGATGGGGTAAGCGAGATATGCGAAATCTCCCCTCGGGCAGCGAGACTGCGGATGGTATCTTCAAGCGTCGGGGTCGTCATGGTGCTTTGCTCCGGGCAGATCGGTGATGCGCCTGATAGCCGGCGGCGCTTCCGGTGGTAGAGCTTTCCGATCCGCGCGGAATTTCTCCCACGCGGCCTTGCGTTCGTCCTGCGGAATTTTCAGGTACTCCGGGATGCCCTCAAGCGGAGACACGGGCATGCCTCCGCTTTTGATCCTGATGCGCGTTGTAGCGCGTCAACCACTCCTGCATGGTGCGCAGCATCTCGACCTCGGTCAGGCGAGCGGTGTAGCTCGTGTTGCCGCTGATCGTGAGGTCATAGCACATCCCGGGCATGACGCCGCGTTCGGTGACTTCGTTGCGGTCGTAGCTGTTGGCGGTGTAGCATGTGCCGCCGAGGATACGCGGCTTGCGGGCGCCGTCTTTGAGAAGGTCAGCCATTGTGCTGCTCCGGGTAATAGTTCTGCCAAAACTCTTCGTAGGCCTCGCCGAGGTATTTGTCAAAGAGTTCGTCGGCGGCGAAGCTCGACGAACACCACTCCGATTTCTCGGGCTCCGTTTTCGGCGTATCGCCGGGCGAGCACTCGCTCACGCCCGGGAGAAACGATCCGACGCGCACGCTCGCGCCGTAGTGCTGGATACTGACGAAGCCCAGCTCTTCGACAAGCTCTCCGCCGCGTATATCACGCCGGTAGAGCAGGACCTCGCGGACCGCGTCGCCGGGGTATTTGGGTTCTGTCCACAGGCTCATTTCACGCCATGCCCCAGTTGATGGATGCGGCCGGCGAGCATCTCACACAGATTTTCATCCGCTGCAAGCATGCTCATGAGGGTGGCCCGGGTCGTCTCTACCAGCGCGGTGTCCGGATGATTGTTACAGAACAGCTTGGCAGCGTTGGCCACGTAAACCGCTTTGGTCGCCCGGGCCGCGTCCACGATCAGGTCGGTGGATATTTTGATTTTGTCAGCCATCACGCTGCCTCCCGCGCTGCTTCTGCGTAGGCCGAGGGCCGGACTAACTCCGGGTCCTGCGGGCCGACGCCCGGGAACTGTTCGTCGTAGAACTCGCGCCCGTTGATGTACGCGGCGCGCAAGTGCTCGACGCGCGCATCGCAGTCCTGCCAACTGTTCATGTATCCGAGCCAATGGGCCTCCGTGATGGCACGACCGACCCATCGGTCTTTCCATCCCAGAATGAACGCGCCAGTGATCTGCTCGCCCGCGTGAACCCTTGCAGTCTTGGGCGCATGGTAGCTCGGATCAAATTTATCCCGCTCGCGCTCGGCGCGTTCTTGCGCATCGGCGTATTTGGGATAGTCCTGCTTGACCGCATCCCAGAACGCGTTCGCTCCGCGCCGTCGTACCTTGAAGGGCGACAGCGGCTTATGGGGCGCCCGGTTGATCAGCATGTCCGGTGTAAGATGGACGTTCATCACTCGCTCCTGCCAAATTCACATCCCTTGTGCGCGTAGCGCAAACGGATGACACCTTCATCGTCGGGCTGCCTGACCGGCTTGCAGAACGCCAGCCACTTGTCGTCTTCGACCTTGAGCGCAGCGATCTCTTCCTCAGTCAGCTTCTTCGGGTCCTTGATGTCCTCAAGCGAGCAGCCACCGTTGTAGGTGCCGTAGTAGCTCGTGGACCGGCAGTTGAACTGCAACCCCCCGGCAGACGCCGAAGCGGACAGTGCAGTCGCCGCGACAGCGGCGAGCAAGATACGTTTCATTGTGAAATCCTCACTTCGTTGTCGTGCAAGTCCTGCCGAAGGTTCTGCGCTACGCGCTCGGCAACGGCCCGGCGCCCATAGGTGCCGATCGTCTCCCAGACGCGCCCGACCCGAACGCCGCTCGGCAGTTTGCCGGCGAGGGCCACGCACTTTTGAACTTTGAACTTCTTGGTCATGGTGTCGTCTTTCGGTGACATTCCCCGATGTAGCCGTTCGCTGACATCGGGTCAATTCAAACCGTTGATCGTGGTTAAAAGAACTCGATCCGGGTATGGTCATGAAACTTAGGCTCATTGCCGACGAACTCGATCCCGAACGTCTTGCCCGGGGCGACCTTGTCCTTGCTCAGGTAGCCGAAGCCCTTGTACTGATCGGCCTCCATCAAGACGTTCTCGACGAAGTTCTGGATATGCCGGCGACCGTCCGCATAATCATCTTCGCTTTCGCGGAAGACCTTGTTGGCCTTCGCCTTGAGGTCGGCGATCTGGATCGTTTTGCGCTTGCTCATTTGCTTTCCATTTTCGCGGCGAATTGTTTTCCCTCTTCGACCCACTGCGCGAGCGTGAGATCGTTGAGCCTCGGCACCATGATGGACAGCGTGTCGTAGCGCGTGCCGTCATCGAAGATGAGGTACAGATAGTCCTTGCCCTTGACAAGCTCGATCGGGAGCTTCGAGGCGGAGAACACGTTGTTGACGGTGCGTAAATGCATCACTTAACCACTGTGTAGGTAACACGCCCGTCATTGCGGAGACAGAACCAGCCTTCAAGACGAGCGGTCCGGCGGGCTTTCGATATCGCGTCTTTCGCGGTAGCCGCTTCGATAAAGACGCTATCGGCCTGCGCGTATTGGGTCTTGATGCTCACTTCGTAGGTCACTTGCTTTGCTCCATCTCTTATACCCACCGATGTAGCGCATGCCATCGCGGCTCGCAAGTCAAACCGCTCGCCGTGGTTAACGCTTCGCTAACGCCTATTCTGCAAGGGTCTTCACGGTTCGTAAACCATAAGCATCGGTTTGCCTTGCACGGCCGGGGGCAGCGTGTATGTTGGGGACACAAGAGATCGACGGCCCCATCCCCGGAACGCGGGAAGCGGATGCAAGGCCTACATCGGACACGCCCCGCAGGCGTAGAGGGTTCGATACCCTCCGACCTCTCCACAGTTTCTCTAGCGAACTCTGTTGCCCGCTATCGCAGGCGCCGCCTCAAACTCTGGAGCTGAGCTATGCACGGTCCCGGGGAAGACCCGCATCAATCCCTGATCGACAGCGGCGTCGTCGAGCGCCGGGCCGATGGCGGGCTCTACGTGACGCGCGCTGCTTGGCAGAAGGTCACGCGCGGCACGCCCTACGAAGAGCGCGGTGCGTTTCACTTCGTCGGCTTCAAGGACGATCGCTACTGGAACGCGATCAAGACATGGGGCCGACCCGATTTTATCCATCGCTTCTGGGACCGCCGTGCGGTTGACGAAGTGGCGGAAGGCGACGTTGTCATCTTCGCGGATGGTGACGAAACACAGGACGTTCGGACATTCTCGTTCGACGACAGCGCAAACTTCTAACGGAGCACACCATGAGCACGATCACTTATGAGACCTACACCGAAGTCAAGGTCTTCATCGCCGGCCGTCGCGTCGGCACTATCAGGCATTTAACGGGCGCCCGCGTCCCCCACCTTGTGACCGGCGGGTGGTGCTACTACCCCAAGGGCGACAAGCTCGGCGGCGAAG